GTAAATTAAATGCTATTTACAAAATTTAAACAGAAAGGAGAGATGTTATGAACCGGTTTTACAAGGTTTCATACATCGAAAATAGCACTACCTGGGGCAGCCGACACACTAACATCGTCTGTTTAACCAGAAGTGTTACTGAAAGGAGGTTATTTAATGACAGCTAATCAAATTGCCTATCAAAAGCATCTTGAAACGGCCAGAGTCAATGCCGTGGGTGAGATGCAACGTGGACTTGAACTTGATGAGTCCAGGAGGCACAACATTTCTCAGGAACAACTGAAAACACGTGAGTTAACTGAATTGGAACGCAGCAACCGCGCAGTTGAAAAGGAAACGTCTCGTCACAATGTCGTTACCGAAACTGAGACACGCAGATCTAATTTAGCTCGTGAGTGGGAAACTTATCGTAGCAATTCTGCGCGCGAAATGGAGACTCAGAGGAGTAACATTTCCTATGAGGCTATTAAGAGAGGACAGCTAGCTCTGGACCGAGCTGAGCTGAACGAATCGATACGTGCCACCAACGAAAATCTTGCTTTACAGTATTCTAAATTACAAACGGAGAGTTTACTAACTCAACGTGGTCAAGATCTACAACATAAGAATGCTATTATAGGTGCAAGCGCCAATGCATTCGGTTCTTTGTTGGGATACTCAACAGCAAGTGCGGATCGAGCCAGTCGTGAGGAAATCGCATCCGCTAATCGTAAATCACAAGAACATATTGCCAGCATGCAAGTCTTGGGTAGCATGGCCAATACCATGTTCTCATCCGTATCCAATCTAGTTGGAAAGACAGCTGGCGCATTTGCAGGAGGTTTATCATGAAACAGAATGATACTAAGAAAACCACACAACGTCGCAACTCCAAGAAGTACAGTTCTAAGACGAACCGCGGCACGAAACGTGCGCCGCGCGATCAGGAGGTTGGGACGGGTGCGCAAGAAAGTACTCGTAATGACGTTGCTTGGTATGCTCGTTATCCTCATATTTTGGAGGAAGCTACGCGCCTGCCTTTTGCTTATCCTATTGGGCAGTATTATGATACTGGATACTCTGTTGCAAGCGCTACTGAGTGGTCTAAGTACGTAGATACTAGCCTGACCATTCCTGGTGTGATGTGTGTTAACTTTACACCCACCCCGGGTGAATCTTATAATAAGAATTCACCTATCAATATAGCTGCACAGAATGTCTACACGTATGTGCGGCACATGAATTCCGGACACGCCAACTATGAGCAGGCTGATCTTATGATGTACTTGCTGGCTATGGACAGTTTGTACATTTTCCACAGCTATGTTCGGAAAATCCTTGCCATTTCCAAGTTATATACGCCTGTGAACAAGTATTTCCCGAGAGCTTTGTTAGTAGCTTTGGGTGTTGATCCTGAAGATGTTTTCGCTAACCAGGCGCAATGGGAATACTTCGTCAACATGGTGGCATACAGGGCTGGAGCGTTCGCTGCTCCTGCAAGTATGACTTATTATGAGCGTCACGCGTGGATGTCCAATGGTCTGTACGTGGATCAAGATGTCACACGAGCTCAAATCTACATGTTCAAGCCCACCATGTTATGGAAGTATGAAAATCTGGGAACCACCGGTACTAAATTAGTACCACTCATGATGCCCAAAGCTGGAGATAACAGGAAATTGGTTGATTTCCAGGTACTGTTCAATAATCTCGTCTCCACTATGTTAGGTGATGAAGATTTCGGCATCATGAGCGGTGACGTCTTTAAGGCGTTCGGTGCTGATGGTCTGGTTAAACTGCTGGCTGTTGACAGCACTACCATGACATTGCCCACATACGATCCCCTCATCCTGGCTCAAATTCATAGTGCTAGGGCTGTGGGCGCACCTATCCTGGAAACTTCCACTCTTACTGGTTTCCCAGGCCGTCAGTGGCAAATTACACAAAACCCTGACGTTAATAATGGCGCCATCATATTCCATCCCTCTTTTGGATATGATGGACAGGATCACGAGGAATTATCCTTCCGGGCCATGTGTTCTAACATGATTCTCAATCTTCCTGGTGAGGCACACTCGGCGGAGATGATCATTGAGGCTACTCGCCTGGCTACTATGTTCCAGGTGAAGGCAGTTCCGGCCGGTGATACATCTAAGCCCGTGCTGTATTTGCCAAATGGTTTCGGGACTGAGGTCGTTAATGACTACACTATGATCAGTGTAGATAAAGCAACTCCACACGACCTCACCATCCATACCTTCTTCAACAACATTTTGGTTCCTAATGCCAAAGAGAATTATGTTGCGAATCTGGAACTGCTGAATAACATCATTCAGTTCGATTGGGCTCCTCAGCTCTACCTGACGTATGGTATTGCTCAGGAGTCGTTTGGTCCCTTTGCTCAGCTGAATGATTGGACCATCCTTACGGGTGAAACTCTGGCTCGGATGCATGAAGTATGTGTCACCAGCATGTTCGATGTTCCTCAGATGGGCTTCAACAAATAAATGTTGGCCTGGGGTGTGTGTGCGTTAAGCACACACCTC